CCTTATTATGTTTATTATGATCTAGACGCACATGGATATAGAACTGCGACTACTGCGTGGAAAGTGAGGCACTAATGCTTAGAGCAATTTACTTTGCATTACATTTTGTAATGATCTTTTTAGGTGTAGTTCTAGCAATACACTTTGACTTTTGGATAGGTACATTAATTGCAATTACATTTGCTTTTAAATGGTTCTTTATGTGGCCAGAAATGGATAGACTATGAGCGATTATAATTGGTGTCATGGTCCACGTTGCCATAAAAGACATACAACCACAAGAGTTCGTGGTGTCAAAGGTTCTAAGGTTTTGAGATCAGTTAAGATCAATGTTAGTGGCGCATATCCAAAAGGGGTATGGAAATACTTTTGCGATCAGACTTGTATGCATGATTTTATTGCTACACACATTGAACAATTTGTGCAGTTACACCCAAGACTAGAGGCTCTTGAAACACCGATCCAGGATCCTGTAAAAGAACGCAGTCAATATGGGTGGATTAATTGGCAAATAAAAGAGGTTGACAATGCTTGACTTATCCTATATGATCCCAGATATGAAAGACAATAAAGACTATACAAGAAGAAACAGATTCAATGGTGAGACTGTTGAATTAACAAAGGAAGAGGCAGATCTACATGACCAGGTATTTTATCACGAGGCATTAGAGCAATGGGATAAAATGCAAAAGTGTTTGGATAAGTTTAGTCGTCTTAATCCAAAAGCTTATATGACTTTGTTAGATTAACGCATAGGTTGTGGCGGGGAGGTCTTATACCTGGAAGAGACTCGCCACAATCACAGGTTGTGCGCGGGGCATAGAGGTACCACAACACCGATCATTTTTTAAAAAAATCTAAAAAAACTTTTTTATTTTTACAAAAAGGGGTCCCAGAACAAACAGTTTATGCTAGGTTTTTTAAATAGATAGTGATAAAATACTTTGTAAGGTTTCAAAATTAACCTGTAAAAATTTTGCAAAAATTTTTTTTGAGATGAGATTAGATAAAGAAAAATTAAAAAATATAGATAAGCTACCTGCTGATGTTAGACGTGAGCTCGCTTTGCTCATGAATAAACATGATCAAAAAACAAAAGAGTCTAAAATTAAATCTGACTTTCTAACCTTTGTAAAACATGTATGGCCTGATTTTATTGAAGGTAAACATCACAAAGAAATTGCAGATAAATTTAATAAATTAGCTGAAGGTAAAATTAAAAGACTAATTATCAACATGCCACCAAGGCATACCAAATCTGAGTTTGGTTCTTACCTGCTTCCTGCATGGATGGTAGGAAAGAATCCTAAATTAAAAATTATCCAATCCACAAACACGACCGAATTATCCGTGCGGTTTGGTCGTAAAGCCAAAGCTCTGATTGATTCTCCTGAGTATCAACAAGTGTTTAAAACAAGACTCAAGGAAGATTCACAAGCTGCCGGCAAGTGGGAAACCGCCCAAGGAGGTGAGTACTATGCGGCAGGTGTGGGTTCGGCAATTACAGGAAGAGGTGCAGACCTTTTAATAATTGACGATCCCCACACTGAACAAGACGCTATGAATTCCCAAGCACTAGATAGAACATTCGAATGGTATACGTCAGGTCCTAGACAACGTCTTCAACCTGGTGGATCAATCTTGTTAATTATGACACGATGGAATGAAAAAGATTTGACCGGTAAATTAATTTCTGCACAAAAAGAAATTAAAGCAGATCAATGGGAGTTAATTGAGTTTCCTGCTATTATGCCGTCTGGTAAACCTGTTTGGCCAGAATATTGGAGCATAAAAGATTTAGAAGGTGTTAAAGCCTCGATTCCTGGTTCAAAGTGGAATGCTCAATATATGCAAAAGCCAACTTCAGAAGAAGGAGCTTTAATTAAAAGAGAATGGTGGCAAGATTGGGAGGACGAAGACATGCCAATCCTAGAGCACGTCATACAATCTTATGATACAGCTTTTATGAAAAAACAAACAGCAGACTTCAGTGCGATAACGACATGGGGAGTTTTTCGTCCATCAGAAGATGAACCACCAAATTTAATTTTAGTAGATGCAATCAAAGGCCGGTATGAGTTTCCAGAGTTGCGTAGGATCGCGCTTGAACAATACGGCTACTGGAATCCGGAAACTGTTATAATCGAGAGTAAGGCATCAGGGCTTCCGCTAACTTATGAGTTGCGTAAGATGGGAATTCCTGTTAT